GGGGGCTGGCTGACGGAGTTCAGCCGACGGATCGAATTGACCGATCGCGGACTTCGTGAGGTCAATCGTCTGCGCCAGGCTCCGTGACTGCAGGGCGAAGGCATCGACGGCCGACTGCGACCGGGACGTGTCGATCTCGGGTGCCGTCACCTTAACCGGCGGAACTTCAACGGGGGCTGGCCGACGGAGTTCGGCCGACGGATCGAATTGACCGATCGCGGACTTCGTGAGGTCAATCGTCTGCGCCAGGCTCCGTGACTGCAGGGCGAAGGCATCGACGGCCGACTGCGACCGGGACGTGTCGAGCTCGGGCGCCGTGACCTTCACCGGCGGAACTTCAACAGGGGCCGGCTGACGGAGTTCAGCGGCCGAGCCCAGGCGATCGATTATTGCCGACGTCAGGTTGATGCTCCGTGATAGGTTCCGTGATTGCGAAGCCACGTCGGCGACGGCCGCCTGGGACCGGGACGTGTCGATCTCGGGCGCCGTCACCTTAATATCGGCGATGTCGTCGGACAGTCTGGCGGCGCCGGTCGGCTCGATCGCTTTGGCTGTCGAGTTCAACCGGGCGACGATCGCATTTTGAAGCGATGTTGCCCGGCCGGCGGCCGTCGAGGCAGCGTCCAGGGAGGTGCCGACGGTCACAACGGAATCCATCAGCCTCTTGATCGGGGCGCCGGGCGCCGGGATGTTGGCGATGTCTGACGCGGCGCCGCCCAGGGCGTCGGTCAGTCTCTTGATCGGGGCGCCGGGCGCCGGGATGTTGGCGATGTCTGACGCGGCGCCGCCCAGGGCGTCGGTCAGTCTCTTGACCGCGGCACCAGGGTCCGGAATATCGCGGGACTGCAGAGACTTGATGGTCGAGGCGATGCCGGTGGCGCTCTTGTCCATCGTTGATGCCAGATTCTGGACGGCAAATTCGCCGGGTGTCGTGTCAAGCGTCACCTGGAACGTAAAGCCTTCCTGGGCCTGTTTCGTGAACGTCCCGGCAGCGGCACTGGCCTTTGTCGTCGCCTGGGTGAAGGACGCGATCTTATCCTGGGCGCTGCCCATCAGGACGCCGGTTCGGGCGCCGGCCTGGCCAAAGGTGCTGGCGGCGGCTTCGAAACTGCTATTGAGCGGGGCAAGGTCAACGGCCGGTGTCTGCACCTGGGCCGCAAAGTCGGCCGCGGCATCCGCAGACAGCCCCCTTGCCTCGACTGCAGCCTTCCGGAGCGTGTCAGCGGCAGTGTCGTTCAGGCCCAGGGCGTTCGCCAGGATGTCGGCCGCCTTGTTGGCAGCATCGATAATGGCGTTGGAGATTGACGCCGCGGCACGGGTCGGTTCAACATCCGTGATACGCATGGCGGCCGCTTCGCGCTCTTTGGCGGCCGCTGCTTCGGCAATGCGGGTCTTCTCGGCAAGAGCAGCTTCTACCTTCGCAGCCTGGGTGCGGCTGGCGGCGGCGGATGCGGCGAAGCGAGGATCGATGGCGCCGGCCTTGCCGAATCCCACCAGGCCGCGAAGGTGACGGAGTTCTGCCTGGCGTTCAGCTTCTTTCTTCCGGTTCTTTTCTGTTTCGATGTCGCGGAGGCGTTCAGCGAAACCTTTATTGAGCCGGCCGAGCTTTTCTGACCGGCGCCGACGTTCTTCGAGATTGTCCAGCGCCTGTTTGTCGGCCAGCGCCTGCAGCCGGCGGGACTTTTCGATCAACTCCCTGGCAGCGTTCCCCTGAAGCCCCTTCTCAAGCTGTTCGCCGGCCATGCGCAAATTTTCAGCGGCTTCGTCCAAGAGCTCGACAGAAAACTGACGGGCAGTTACCTGAAGACCATCAAGAGTTCCGCTCGCCTTGTCCAGCAGGCCGGTCATTTCCGCAATTTCTTTCTGTGACTTGCGAAAGATCGGTGCCAGGGTCGTAACCAGAATCCGCGTGATCGCCAGTTCGCGTTGGATGATCTCAAGCGACAGTTTAAAGGAACTGGCCAGAATATTGGCGATGGTTGAGATCGAGAGTTTGAGACCGGCCGTGAACAGATTAAACGCGCCAGATAGCACCGACAGAGTGTCCTTAAACTCGCCGAACTTCGACAGCAGACCTTCGAATTTACTGGTCACGAAGTCTGCCGAACTGCCGCCGGTGATAGCGAAGTCGATCATCGCGTCCGTGGCGTTCGTGACGAACGGTGAGACCAGGATGGCGAACTGCCGGGCCATGCCGTTGACCACCTTCGACATACGGTCCATGGCGTCATTCGCGATCTCAACCTTCTGCGCGTCAATGCGGTTGAAGGCGAAACCCAGGCGCTTCGCTTCGTCAATGAACTCGGTCAGTCCCTTCCTGCCGGACAGGAGCACGTTCATCACCTCCTGGGCCTGGCGACCCATGAGAGTGTAGCCGGCGGCCGCCGCTTCGGCTTCGTTGCCCTGGGACGCGATGGCATCGGAAATCTTCAGCAGCGTTTCAAGACCGGCCTGCTTACTTAGCCCGGCGGCAGCAATGCCAAGACCTTCGAAACCTTTGACCGCTTCACCGAACCCGGCATCAGCCTCGCCGACGCGGCGGACCAGGCGCTGCAGCGCTTTGTGCATCACCTGTACGTTGGTCCCTGTCTGGCTGGCGGCGAATTCGAGGCCGGCCAGAGCTTCGGTCGAGAATCCGAGCTCGTCAGACAGCTTGCCGGTGATGTCAATCGCCTTGAGGGCGTTCTTCGTGTAAATCGCGAGACCGCCGACGGCCACTGCGGTCAGTGCCTTGCCGAACCCGATGGCGCTGACGTTGGCGCCGGGGATCTCTGAACCAAAGGATCGCAGCACTCGGCGGGCCTTTTTCATGCCCTTCTCGAACGCCTTGACTTCAGCCCTGACGCTGATCCGTAATATCCCTACCGTCGCCATCAACTATTTTCCCGTGCTGCTGAGTGAACGCTCGGGCCAGGTTATACATTGCCCTCGCGGACATGTGCTTCACCTTACCCCTGGCATCGTAGTCCAGCATGAAGTGCTCCAGCTTGAGCCGGCGACCTTTCTTGCCGGCGGCAGCGCGAGCAACGGTCAACGCGACCATCGCCGCCCTGACGTCTGACCGCTTTTCGCCTATCGGATCAATCCGGTCATAGGCGAGCCATTCAGTAAATTCTTCGCTGTCAACCGCTTCCTGGCACTGCCGAACGGACATGTGCAACGCCAGGGACAGCTTCAGCCAGAATCTGCGTTCTGGTCGCCTTCTGAGTTTCCCGCCAGTACCTCCACGTCCTCTGCGCTGACCTTGGACATTCCGCTCGCGACATCAAAGACCCGGTCCAGGGCGGCCGCTGACTTTTGCCCCAGGGCAGTGACTTCGGCCGGCGTGAACATGAGCTTGCCGGTCTCAGGATCGATGATCGACAACTGACAGATCGAGGCGCGGATATTCGCCAAGTTCCGGTCCTTGCCCTTGCTGCCCAGGACGCGGACCTCGTACTCGTCGCGGGCGCGGCCGGTCAGCGTCTGTACCGTGACGGCGCCGCCCCATTCGGGAACTTCGACTACACGGCGGGTCAGGTCGTCGGCGGATAGGATCTGGTCTTTCGTTAACTGCGTGGTGCTGGTCATGTGGTGCTTTCCTTTTTACTTGGACTTCGTTTTTGTTTCTTTAATGATCTCAACGAGCTTCGCTTCAGCCCATTTCTCCGCGAGTGCCCGAGGAACCGGCCGGACCTGGCCTTTCGACCCGATCCGGTTACGGTTCTCCAGCACCTTGACTTGAACAGTCTTCATCTGCCCTCTCCTGGTGCGGTGAGAAGTTGTGGTTACATCAACCCCACGGCGATCAGGCAGCCGGGGTAAGCGTCACGTTGCCGGTGATCTTGATCTCGGCGGTGAACTCCATGACCGTTTCCAACTCATCGGTGAGGCTGAAGTTGGTCATGAATCCGCTGAACTCCCACGCTGCCGCCGTGGCATCGCCCGCGAACAGCGGGAACGTCACCGTGATGGTCTCGGCAACGGCGTCGATGATCGGCAGTGTGTCGGGGTTGAAGTGCCCGGTGACTTCCAGCGTGCCGGGGTCGGACAGGTCGCCGGGAATGAACGTCCGGTTGCCGAACGTGCTGGCGCCGGGTGCCGCCGTGCCCATGTGGCTGGTCTCAAGCGCCTCGCGGGCGATATCGTCCAGGCTCAGTCCGAGCAGGTTGAAGGCCCAGGCGCTGGTTCCGAAACCAACCGTTGTTCCTGTGCCAATGTCTACTAGTGTACCAGCCATGGTACGCCTCCTGTTTTACGGGAACACTGGCACCGACTGGACGAACCATAAGGATACGTCAATCCGGTCACCGAATGTGCCCTCTTGTGACCCGTCTGTCGGGTCGATGAAATCGTCCGAATTCTGCTCCACTCGGGCGCGACGGACGATTGTTGAGCCCATCACGCCGATGAAACCATCGAACGCATTACGAACAGCCTCTGCAACTGCATCCAGGCTGGCGGCTGTGTCTGACCAGCAGGAAATCTCGTAGGTTGCTCGGGCGAGCTTCGATGCCGCGAGCATGTGATGCTCTGAGCGATTATCGATCCGCTCGAACGTGATATAGGGGAACGTGGCGCGACTGGTCGCCAGGTTCGGATAGATCCTGGTCTCCGTCAACGCGATGATGCCGGCGTTCGTGCTCATGTAGGTGTAGATGTCTTCTTTCAGGCTCACTTGCCTGCCTCACGTTCTATGCCGGCCGCGATGTCCCGCTTCAACTGCGACATCACCCGGTCTTGTTCCTGCGCCAGGGCATCCTTCAAAAAGCGCCGCTCCCTGGTCTTGACGTTGCCGAGCTCCTGGCCGGCCGGGTAATAATACTTTTTCGGATCGGCCGCGATGCCCATCTGCTGCCTGGTGCCGGTCGAAATGATGTGACCGACCCGGCGCCGGCTGCGCTTCATTGCTCTGACCCGTATGTTTTGCTTCAACCGTCCTGTGCTGCCGCGAGGCGCTTTCGCCTTCGCCGGCCGCGCTATTGCTTTTGCTGCGTCCCTGGTGGCCTTGCGGACCACCTTTTTCTGTGTCGTTATCGGCAGGGCTCGCAACTTCTTTTGGAGCTCGGGCGCACCGAGCATGCTTATTGAAATGAATTTAGGCATCGCTCCCTGGGAGAACGATCTCGGGCACGTCTGATGCCGTGACGGGTTCCAGGTCCGAGTCCGAAATCAGCCAGAGAATCCCACGGATGATGTAGGCCGGCACTTCCGCCAGGTCGCCGTTGTCGAGCTTCAGGTCGGCCAGCGACAGGCGAGTCTTCCCCTTGTACTTGATCTTCGTCTGCAGGACGTTCTGGTACTCGCGTTCGAATTCCTGGCCGGCGGCAGCGCGGGTGAAGCGTTCGCTGCGGGCGGCATCGGTTTTCTCGTCCGGCTGGTGCTGCGGGCTCTTGTCCAGTCCGTGGCGGGACGCCAGTTTCAGCCGGGCCTTCTCCAGGGTCTCGCAGTAGCGGGTCAGATCACTCTGGATCTGCGCCACCCTCAGGCAGGTGATGCCTTCGTACTTCAGCCCCTTGAAAACGATCTCGGACTGGTCGTCGCCGGTCTTCACCGTCACGGGCTGGTCAAGCTGCTCCAGGGCGCGACTGGCGGACAGGATCTGATGATAGGTTGCGTCGATCGGATTGCTCATGATGTCGGGGTGCTCCTTTTTGGTGTAGGTGCTTCGGTTGTTGGCTTTCGGTAATGATAGTCGCGAAAAAGATTTCTGCCACTAATCGACGTCAATCGCCCCGTCGTAACGGTCAAGCAAATTCAGGGCATCGTAGATCGCACCACGCTCGTCCTTGCCGGCGGCGCGGGTCTTGGCGCCAAAGATGTCGGCGAAGGCGGGGACCGTCCCGGCCTCGGTGACGGTTTCCACCGCATCAATCCGGTGTTCCTCAAGCCATGGGGTGTTGTCAACGACAGCCGCAGCTGCTGCCGTGGGGTACACCGCCATCACCACGCGCACAGCATTGTTCTTGTAATCAAACTCTGCACTGCGTATGCGGTGATAGGCGTTGGCGTGCGTGCTGCCATGCGGGGATGTGGTTGATATCTTGAGTGCCATTGGTGCTCTCCTTATGCGAGTAAGCCGGTTGCCTGCAGGTCAGCGATCAGAGCTGCGAGGACATTGTTGTTGTTTAGTGTGGTGGCAGACGCCGATGCCAGAAGGGTTCTGTCTTCGACAACCGCTGCATTTCGTGTGTACGCCGCGCTGGTGAACAGTTTGACAATACTGCCGTCTTCTGTCCTGAAGTGCGGAGCAGCATTGCCGGCCACGATGTCATCGGAATACATCAGGAAGTTGTCAGCAACACCCCCTGTCGGCGCCGTGCCGCTGAGTATGTGAACCGTGTTAGTTGCGTTTGCCGCGTTGGTATTGCCACCACCAATAAAGAAGTTTCTTACATTGTCAACAGCAATGCCATTCGTGCCACCCGCGCCTATCGTTATCCATCGACCAGTCGGGGAGTGAATGATGCGCCCGTCTGTGCTGCCGTTGGTCGGATCTCCAAAGTAGATCGCCTGTGAATTGGCTGTCGGGCACAAGAGCGTCAGAGCCATCGACCCGCTGTGCTCAAACGTGGCTACTGTCGAACCTAGCGAGGTGACTGAGCCGGCACTACCACGATGCACATGGAAAAAGTTGTCGGGAGCCCCGACAACACCGAAAGCATATCCACCAGTAGAGGTGATACGAAGTCGCTCAGTGCCGCCGGTCGAAACGGCCCAGGTATCGCCAGTGGGAGAAAACACGCCTGTATTGTCATCGCCAGAGAAGGAATAAATCGGGTTGGCCTCTGCGCCCAGGGCGCCCAGGATCTGAGGCGTGGCGTTGTTGTTCGTGCTGAAGATGAACGTACCACGGGCAGAGACATACAACGGGAACACGTCAGAGCCGACATTGACGGTGTCGAGTTCCAGCAGGTTGCCGGTCTGGCCGCCGCCGCTCGCAACGTGGCGCAAGCGTAGACCGTGGGTCGGGAGGGTGCCGCCCCAATCCCAGGACTGAGCATTGACACCATTGCTGATGCTATTGCCGGCCGTCGCGGCCGTGAGATTCGATAGCGGCGCGGCCGAGATCGATGTCAGTTCGACATAGGCGCCGCCATTCTCCGAGACTTGGAACGTATTGGAACTGCTGTCGAAGTACAGCCGGCCTTCACCGCTCGCCGACACTGCCGGCGCAGCGATCGCTGGCGTGGTCAAGAACGTGTCCTTGAACTGCATACCTTCGAGGTTGACACCGTTGCCGCTCTGAAACTCGGTGATCGAGTCCACGGAGATAGCGGTGCCGGCGGTGTAGAGGGTCATCGTTACGGTGTGCTCACGATCCGGTGGCGTGAAGTTACCGCCAATAGGATAGACACACGTTCCTTTAACCCACCGCAATTCATCGAAGTTCGCGTCAGCCACTTCCGTGCCGGCCGTTGAACTGGCGCCGATCGCCAGGGGCGCCGAGTCGTTGTCCATGTCGGTATCGACCAGGCTGGCGCTGGCGGTCTGGTAAATGCCGTCCCGCCAGACGGCAAACTGTCCACCGCGGCGGCCGAACGCGATATGATGCCAGCCGCTTATGCTGAAATTGCTGTTGAAGTTCTCACGCTGCACGCCGCCGGCCTGGTCCCATAACTGGAACTGGTCAACGCCCGACTGCCGGGTGTGCATGAACTGGTATCCGTCGGTGCCGCCGGTGGTCGCACAGAGCCACCCCTGGGAGGTGTTATCCGGAAGACCGTTGAAATAGACCCAAAGGGATACCGTAAAGTCGCCGCTGCCGGCGGCGCCCAGGTTCCAGTTTGCGTGGGCAGGAACTTTGACCCAATCGTCCGTGCCATCGAGAAAGAGAGAGTGAGATCCGAACTTTGCGGGCGATGCCGCCGTCGTGGCGCCGTTCTGCGCGGCCGGCGTGTGATTGCCAGTGGCATCCGTGAAGTTGCCGTTGAAGTGCAGCAGCATGTCTGCCGTGACCGAGGTAACGGCGATCGGACGGCCATCGTCGGCCGGTGCCAGATCGTCGCGGTTGGTGTCGATCGTGCGATCGATCAGGCGATCGGCACTCCAGGCAGATGTGGTGGCGCCGACACCGGCGGTGTCATCGATCGTGGCGCCGCCGCCCAGGTCGGCGATGCTCTGTGCTGTAACCCTTTTGAGGGCGTTCGTATCGTCAATGTCAGCCATCAGGAGCAGGTCACCGGCGGCGACTGTCCCGGCAGTCGTGCCGGCAATGTCAACCACCAGGGCGCGGGTGGCCGCGATGGTCCCGCCGCCGGACAGGCCGGACGTGCTGGATGCCGTGCCGATCGTGACCACTGTATGATCAACATGCTCGTTACCGTCGAAGTTCAAGAGCGAATCGTGATCGATCGCCGCAACGTGCTGCGTGACATTGCTCGCAGCCACCAGGGCATCGGCGAACGTGCCGGACGTGATGTCGCCGGCAGCGTGGCTGTGACTGGCGGCAGCCTT